AAGGGAGCTTATTTAGGATTTCCAGATTTACACGAGCTCTACTCGATTAAGAGAGGTTCTACTAGCTATATAGTAGCACCTCCCTCAACGGGTAAGTCGGCTATAATGTGGGAGTTTCAAATTAACTTAGCTCAATTTAGTGGATGGAAGTTTGCATTGTTTAGCCCAGAAACTGGGGATGCAACATCAATCTACGCAGAGTTATTATGGGCTTACATGAAGAAACCTTTTAAGAAGAATAAGATACTGAACGCTTCCGATAAGGAAAAGCGTGAAGCAATGGACTTCATAAGTAAACACTTCTACATACTTGATAGTGGTGTACGTGATATGACATTAGAAATGTGTTATAAGGCTGTACTCGATTTAGAGGAAGAAGAAGATATAAAGATTGATGGAGTCCTTATCGACCCATGGACAGATATAGTGTACAATACAACTGGAGCCGCCTCACACGAGGCGATAGGAGAAGCATTGACAAGAACTAGGAAGTTTTCATTACAATACGATGTGCATACGTTTATAGCGTTTCACACGAGAGCATTAACGCCAGTCAAAATGAAAACAATTACTGGGGAAAAGATAGATGTACAACCACCACCTACTATGTATGACATAGCTGGTGGGCAAATGGGAGCTAGAAAAGGAATGTTCATTATAGGTCTTTGGAGAACAGTACCAGGTGTACTCGATAAAGACGGCAATGAATATGTACCCAATGAAACGATAATTGAAATTCTCAAAGACAAACCTAAAGCAGTAGGAAAGAAAGGAAAGGTACGCTTGTATTATGACAAGTGGAGTACGAGGTTCTACATGCTTGATGATTTCACTGGAGAAAAGATATGGGCAGCACCTCCTACTAAGGAGATAGCAAAAGGAATAGAGGGTTATAAACCCGATAATAAAAAAGAAGATGAAAAAGATTCATCACAAGAAACAATTAAATTTTAGAATATATGAATGATTTGATAGACATGGGAGTAGCAGCTTTAATTATTATAGCAATAGGATTTACAATAGGAATGGCATTTAGTAATTTAAACGGTAGGCTTTAATTATGGTAAAAAAGAGAAAACATGTACAAAGTAGCAATAAACCAGAATTCGATGGAATGTTATTCGATTCCACTCAAGAACTGTCCGCTTATAAAAAGCTTGTATCAGAGTTTGGAAAAGAGAACGTATCTTACGAAGATGTATCGTTCGAGATTGTTGCACCAGGGAAGAACAATACGATTGTCTTCCGTTCATGGGGAAAGAAGCTTTCCTCTAGGGGTTTTCCACACGATAATACTAAAAGAGTTTTTACTCCAGACTTTATTGTTAAACATAAAGGAAAACAATATATCGTTGAATTTAAAAACTCCTTTCGACAAAATGCTGACTACCCTTTAAGGAGAACAATATTCCTTAGGTCTGAGGAGGCAAGAGATTACGCTATGTTCTTTGAATGTAAGCGACAGTCTGAGATAAGAGAGGCAATATATATAATAATGAAAGACGAAACATAATGGCATATACAGCAGTCCAAAAAGCAACAGCTTCTAGGTATGCTAGAAGATGGAGAATGACAGATGTTAAGTTATTTTATAAGAGCTACATACACAAAGGGGGCAGAAGAGTCCAGACATTATATGTAAGTATGTTAGACGAGAATGAAATAGAGTACCATGTGGAATATGAAAGAAAGGTGGCTAAAATGAAAAGACCACCAGACGCTAGAGAAGTAGCTAGCTTTAGAGATAAGTTTATACTTGATGCACGTAAAGTTCATGGAGATAAATATGAGTACGACAAGGTGCCAGATGATGCAAAGAATAAATTAAAGAAGATACCAGTAACGTGTCCGAAACACGGAGACTTTTTAGTTACTAGGTCAAATCATATTAATTGCTTCACTGGATGCCCAGAGTGTGCTAAAGAGAATTTTAAACGAAAAGAGAACGACTCTTTTCTTAACGAAAAACATACAACAAATGAATAGAACTGATGCAGAGATTACAGAGGATATTGTAAGAGGATTAAAACGATTAGAGGCAGATGGTAAAGTACCTATAAAGACTTACGATATTTGCAAAGAAGCTAATCTGAAATTAAAAGATTTAGATACTTGGGGTCACACAATCCAAGACATTATGGATGCTTTAAATATAGATTAATATGGAGTTAGGAGATATAAATAATTTACAAGAGAATTTAGATAACTTTGTAGAGACTGGTATTATATCTGAGGGACTTGGTAGGAACATTATATATTTAGTCAATAGAGCTATTGTAATGAAGCGATTATATGATAGGTACGATAACTTCCAACTAGACTATATAGTTCGTCCTGGATTAGAGGATTTGGCATTGAATAGAATTAAATTGTATTCAAATGAGAGAGGGTCGGCAAAGGCTTTCTTTAACAATATACTGGGAGCACGAGGTATCTCAGATGTAAATAGAGTAGTAAATGCAGATAAGAAAGGTATTTTTAAGAATATAACCATGTTTGAGGATTTAGAACCATGGCAAATAGATGCGTTAATGACAGAAGAGTATCGTGATGAATCTTACTATTCAGAATTAGTAGTAACAGCAAAAAAGAAAGTTTTATGAGAGATTTAAAGAAGTCAGTATTCAGTATGCTTGATGCCCTCGTTAGTAAGGGCATCATAGATAAAGGTATGACAAACAAGGAGATTTATAAGAAAGGTCACTTCGATGTAGCCTTTCCTAAAGACCCTAAGACTACCGTAAAGAGATACTTTACAGAATGGAGAGCAATCACAGAAGATACTGGACATAACGTACTGGTTATCGGAGACTTACATGCTCCGTTTAATCATAGATTGACAATGCATTACATCAATAGTGTGTTAGAACGTAATAGAATAGACGAGATTGTATTACTCGGAGACATTATAGATAATCATTACTTGTCTTTCCATGATAAAGACCCAGATGGTTATGGAAGTAACTTAGAATTCCTAAAAGCAAAAGGCTTTTTAGATGGACTCCACAAGCTAATACCTAAGTGTAAGGTTTGTATAGGAAATCACGATGCATTAGCCGATAGGAAAGCGTTTAAGGCTGGTATGAGTAGAAGATGGATAAGAACTATCCCAGAAGTATTTGACTTGCCAGGATGGGATTTTCAAGACTTCCATAGAATAGGAGATTTTGTATTCACACATGGATTAGGACAGCAAGCTAACTCTAGGTCGGAGGATTTAGGCTTGTCGGTAGTGCAAGGTCATTATCATTCTAAGTTTGATGTAGAGGCTATCTACGACCAGAACGTTCAAGGTAACGTTAGGTATGCAGTCAATGGTGGATGCTTAATTGATAGTGATGCTTATGCATTTGCTTATGGAAAGTTTGGTAGAATAAATAGAATGGGGCTAACTATTATTGAGGATATATTAGGAAAGCCGATTGTTAAACAAATAAAGATAGAAAATGACAACAAATAGATTTTTAAAAGACGTAGTAGACACTACCGTAAAAGACATAGAGACATTACTGAATAGAAAAGGTAGTGAATATGCAAAGAGAGATGATGTATTTGCTGGATTTAAGAAAGCAGCTGGTAGGTTCAAGTTCAATAACACGCTTGAGGTAGCCATGGCGTACAAGCTAAAGCACGATATATCGTTAGAGGACATGATAGATAAGAGTCCAAGTGCAACGCCATTAGACAAGAGCTATGTGGACGAGAAGATAAACGACAACATAGCTTATTTGCTATTAATTAAGGCTATGCTATACGAACGAGAGGGTTTGTTGGAGTCAGAATTACCATTTTAACAGTTGCATAAGTCATGCATATATTTAATAACACTATAATAAATTAATATGAAAGAGACAATAGATTTTCAAGGAACTGGAAGAGATTATTTTAGTGCGTCCCAGTTAAAAGCACTATACAAAAGCCCTGGTCACTACCAGGCTTACTTAGATAAGATTTGGGAGACAACCAAATCTTTAGATTTAGGTACAATGATTCACATGGCTATACTCGAGCCAGACAAATTCAAAGAAACATACGTTAAAATGCCAGATGATACTAAGATTATCAAGCAGATATTTAGTGATTTGGCTAAAGAGAACGAGGGTAAGAAGAAACCTAAAGTTATTAAAGCACCTAGACGTACGAATACCTATGCCAAGTGGAAAGAAACAATCGAAAGTAGGATTGAAAAAGAGGGTAGAAAGCTGTATTCTGACGCAGATGCTTATGTACTGGACAAAATAATGAATAAAATGTACATGACTGGCATAATTGATACATTCTTCTCTGATGGAGAAGCTGAAAAGACAGTAAAAGGTCACGTAACTGACTTCAAATACAACTTTGATGCACTAGCTATCATTGATTATGCTAGAGAAGATATGGACGTAGACTTAAAGACGACATCGTCAGATATGTCGTCGTTCAAATGGGATGCTAAAAAGTATGGATATGACATACAAGCAAGACTTACAAGTGCCATAAGAAAGAAACCTTTTGTTTTTATTGTAGTTCAAACTGTCGAACCTTATGATATAGGTGTTTTTTCTACGTCTGATAGATTCCTTGAAGATGGAGAAGAGAAAATTAACAAAGCGTTAGATAATTGGAGTTCATGGTCTAACACTCAAGGAGAAGATTATATTCACGAATACATTTTATAATGGATAGGATAACAATAATATTTGACAAAGATACGGTGTATGACAATTTAGTCATACACTTCTTTGGAGACGGAGAAGAAATAGATGGCGGATATGCACTAGATATTGCTAGAAGATATGACGTCAGATTAGATATAATAAAAGAAATAATACATGAAAGACACAAGGAGCCTATACCACGTACGGTATACCTTAGAGCTTATGAAAACGACATTCCGAGGGAAGCGACGAAAAGTAGTAAGTCTTGGCACGAAGAGTAGGTGTTATGCTATATCAAGAGCAGAGAACGTACATAAAATTGATTGGAGGAATATAAGGATTATTCCACAAGACCCGTCAAAGAGAAATTATAGGATAGGCGATGATGAAACATTGTCTGTAAGAAATTTAAAGATTATCTGTTACAGAGAGATAGGTAATGACACTAACAATAAAAATATAAAGTTATGCAAGGAATAGTATTAAATAAAATAGGTAAAGTACAAGCAGTAAAAAGAGCTTACGAGGTATATAAAAGAGATAATAAAGTAAACTACGAAGAGATAGATTTGTTATACAAGCTAATAGGGGATGGACATTTTAACAATCTATATCATTCTACTGAATATGGTATTAAATTATTCTTAGCAGAGAAATTAGAAGATGTAGAATATGATTGGTTTAGATTGGATAAACGCTAACGGAAAGATAGTAGCATGGATATTAGTCCAAGGATTTGGATTTGATGATTCAGACTTGAACATAGGAAAGGTTGGCGATTACAATATAGGTACTATGTCAAGAAAAGGAAAAGAAGAAAGGTTCTTGATAACTGAGATTGGATATGATGATGAGGTTTTTAGGTGGAATAAAGGAGATTTTACAAGCGGCTTTAACTTTGTACTGCAATTAAGTAATAAATATATAAGATTCATACATACTGAATCGGTAGCTGGCAGAATAAAAGCAAATAAGAAGCATGTAAGATTTAATGAAGATAAGACTAAGTTTGGAATACCAATAAGTAAAGTCAAGGATATAATAATTCAGTTGCCTATCGGTAAATTTGATGGATATGAAGAGTACTATTCCGAAGAGGAAGAAGCCTATGTGTATGAAGATTACACAAAATGGGGCAAATTAATAGGTACTTATAACATTACTCCATTGAGACCGTCAAGGAAATGGATAAAAACAAGTGGAAAAGATGGTAAAGATATTATTGCTAATGAGTTTTGCTCAACCGAATCCTGCTCAATTACAAATTAACGAGCTTAGATATTGGGATAAAGAGTATGAAGAGTTCAGTCGCCTAACCCCTAAGGGGGCGACTGACATTAAGAATTATAGGGAATCAGAAAAGTTCTACTTTAACAAGAGAACTGAGTTATTAAATAAAATAAATGAATATAAACAATTAAATAACATATAGAGTATGGAAGAATTAAAGTTTAAGTTACTGACAGACAAGGCAGTAGCTCCAAAGTATGCGACAGATGGCTCTGCTGCATTCGATTTAACAATAACAAAAGTAGATGAGAGATTAGCTTACGCAGTTTATCACTTTGATTTAGCTTTTGAAATACCAAGAGGACACGTTGGAGTCTTAGTACCTAGAAGTTCTGTGAGTAACAGAGGACAGCTATTGGCTAATAGTGTAGGAATTATCGATTCTGATTACAGAGGAGAGGTTACAGCGAGGTTTGTAAGAACACAGGACTATGTACCTTACAAGGTAGGAGAAAGAGCCGTACAGATGCTTATAATCAAACTACCACATTTAAAATTAACAGAAGTAACACAACTAGGATTGACTGATAGAGGTGCTGGTGGTTATGGTTCAACTGGAAACTAATATGAAGAAACTAATATTGATTACTGCTATATTACTAGGTAGTGTAGTAGCTATGGCTCAACCAGAGCCAAGGAGAGGACATGGACATGGACATGGACATGGAGCACCAATAGATAATATCGTACTTATGGCTGGTGCTATATTTGCAATAACTGGGTATTTAATTTATAAAGAACATAAAGATGGTAATTAAGAACGTAGAAGTATATGGGCTCAGAGAGAGTATAGTAAGAAGTGGTTATCCTATGCTAGTAGGAGAAGTACCAGACTTAGATGTGTATGGTCATTCTTACAGTGAAGCTTTAGAAAACAAACATAGAGCAGATAGGTTAGCTAGAGTAAGACCTGGTACTGGTCACGATAATTTCCTAAAAGGAATTATTGTGCAATTTGATATGAAATATCCAGAGTACTTTTCTCCACAGATACAAAGATACCACTGGATAGATATTATATCTAGTCAATCTAAGATGCACAGAATAACAGCTAGAGAGCTTACTAAAGATGATTTTACTTCGGAAACAAGTAAACATGAAATAGAGCAAGTAAACACTAGGATAAAGGTTTACAATGCATTAGACAGAAAAGATAAGACAAAAGAAATGGTATTTAACAGTATCATATCTAATCTACCAAGTGGATATATGAAGTGGATGGGAATAAGTACTAATTACTTACAACTAAAAACAATCTATAATCAAAGGAGACATCATAAGTTAACAGAATGGAAAGTGTTCTGTGACTGGATAGAAACATTACCTCAAAGTGAATTAATAATAACTAAAAATAATTAAAGTATGAATGTAGGACAAAAAATAATGGCAGACTATAACTTTATAACAAAGTACGCTCAAAGAAAAGAAGATGGCACAAAAGAGTCATGGGATGAATCAGTAGATAGAATATACGATATGCATGAGTATAGGTATGTTGTAGAACAAAGTGCTGCGTTAGAAAATGCAATGGATTTTGCAAAGAGGTATGAGAAAGCTAAAAAGATATTATCTGCTCAAAGATTTAGACAGTTTGCTGTGCCAGACTTCTCTAAAGGTATTTTAAAGCATAACACAAAGGCTTATAACTGCTCTGGTACTTATGTAGATAGACCAGAAGTATTCGATGAATTGATGTACATATTATTATCTGGTGCTGGTGCTGGTGTTTCTATTCAACATAGACATATAAGTAATCTTCCACCAGTCAGTAGACCTAACACGGAAATGAAAGAGAAATTTATAGTTGAGGATTCAATAGAGGGATGGGCTTCTGCCATAAAGAAATTAACACATTCATACTTTGAGAAAGATAGATATGAGGTAGATTTTGATTACTCGTCTATAAGAGCTAAAGGAGAGCTTATAGCTGGACAGTTTGCAGCTCCTGGGCATGAGCCCTTGGAGCATTGTATTAAAGAATTAAGAGGAATACTAGATACTGCCACTAAAAATGGAGAAAGAAAACTAAAGTCAATAGAGATTTATGACATGGTAATGTTTATAGCGGAAGCTGTGTTATCTGGAGGAATTAGAAGAAGTGCAATACTTGTATTATTTGATGTATTCGATGAAGATATGTTGAGTGCTAAAGTTGGACAGTATTGGATAGATAATCCTCAGAGAGCTATGAGTAATAACTCTGCTGTGATTTTAAAGACAGAAGCAGACAGAGGAGACTTTGACTATATAATGAAGAAAGTTAGGTCAGTAGGAGAGCCTGGTTTTGCGTTAGTAGATAACTATGATATAGTCTATAATCCTTGTTTTGAGGTTGGTATGTTGCCTTACTTTATAGAGAATGGTATCAAGTATTCTGGTTGGTCTTTTTGTAATCTTACAGAGATTAACGGGGCTTTAATAAAAACAAAGGAAGATTTCTATTTAGCTAGTAAAGCAGCCGCTATCGCTGGTACACTTCAAGCTGGATATACTGACTTTAAATACTTAGGAAAATGGACTAAGCATATAGTCGAGAGAGACGCCCTAATAGGCGTATCTATTACTGGAATACTTAATTCTCCAAATATATTATTAAATCCAGAGGTGTTACAATTAGGAGCTAGAGAGGTTAATAAAACTAATAAGTATATTGCTGGATTACTAGGTATTAATGAAGCAGCCAGAACTACCGTTGTAAAACCAGCTGGTAACTCTTCTATATTATTAGGTACTGCTAGTGGAATACATGCAGAAGAGGCTCACAAATACCTTAGAAACATCAAAGCTAATGAGAACGAGATAGGTGTTAGAAAGGTATTAGATGTTAATCCTCACATGGTAAATAGATTTAATGATAACAACCTCAACATCTCTTTCGCTATTAAGCCCAATAGAGAGTCTATCGTGAAGAAAGATAACCTAGGTGTCGATGCATTAAAGATAGTCGCTCTAGTGCAAGCTAATTGGATTCTACCAGGTACTGTGCGTAAAGAAACATACGGTATAAAGGTTAATCATAATGTATCTAATACAATTAATGTAGCTCCACATCAATGGGATGAAGTAGCAGATTATCTATGGGAGAATAGAGGTAGGTTTACTGGCGTATCTTTAATCGGTACTGATAGTGTTCTATCCTATAAAGATGCTCCTTTCCAAACAGTGAAAGAGCCAGAAGAGTTAGCTAAAGAATATGGTTCAGCGGCTATATTGGCATCTGGATTAATTACAGATGGTATGCAAATATTCAATCACTTATGGGATGCTACTGATAGAGTAATAAAGAACGACTTTGATAAAGACATCGAAGACAAGCCAGTAGCCGAAAGGATAATGATTCTTAGAAAGAAAGATTGGGTTCGTAGAGTAAAGAAGTTTGCTCATAATTATACTGAGGGAGATATTGATAAAGCAATAAGATGCTTGAAAGAAGTTTCAATCCTCCACAAGTTTAATAAGATACGAAATGAGTCAGAGATAATAGACTGGTCAACTGTTGATTTCTCGAAAGAAGCAGTAAAAAGAGCTAGTGAATTAGAAGCAGCGTGTGCTGGTAATGGTTGTGAAGTAGTGTAATATGGGAAAGAAAAGAAGAAGCATTAAAAGGAGAACTCCGATGGAGAGTTCTCCATCTTCTATTAGTTCAGAACTAAGAGAGAAGATAAAGATAGCTAAAGAAGTAATAAAAGAGTTCTATGAGACTTTAGATGGAAAGGTATATGTATCTTTCTCTGGAGGTAAAGACTCAACTGTTTTGTTACATCTAGTTAGAAGTATGTACCCAGAAGTAAGAGGCATGTTTTTAGATACTGGATTAGAATATCCAGAGATTAGAGATTTCGTTAAGACTTTTAGAGATATTGATTGGATGAAACCAAATACTACATTTAGAGAGTCAGTAGAAAAGAATGGTATTCCATATCCATCAAAGGAAGTGAGTAGATATATCCATGATATTAGATATAGTACCCCTAAGATGAAAGAGTTGAGGTTAGGTGATGGTAATTATTCTTTATCAAAGAAGTGGAGAAGATTAGTAGATAGCCCTTTTAAGTTCAATCACAAATGTTGTGACCATTTAAAGAAGAATCCAGCAGATGTGTATTTTAGACAAAATGGATTACATGCTATAATCGGTACAATGCAAGCAGAATCATCATTGAGGAAGAATGCATTTATTAAGACTGGCTTTAATAACTTCACTGGAAGAAGAAAGAAGTCTACACCAATAGCATTATTTACGGAAGAAGATATATGGGCTTACATCAAACATTATAAGCTCCCATACGCTAGTGTATATGACAAGGGATTAACTAGGACTGGATGCATGTTCTGTCTATTTGGAATACAACAAGAACAAAAGAAGATGAAAAAGAATAGACTTGAAATGTTAAAGGAAATACACCCTAAGATACATGATTATGTTCTTAACAACCTCAACTTCAAGCCATTATTAGATGCAGAGAAAATTAGGTATTAACCAAAAAAAAGAGGGAGAGAGCCTTAAAAGCTCTTCTCCCCCTCAGACACATAATGTCTTACACGTAGTAAAATGTATTCATTTGCGATGGAGAGTCTGAATTAAAGTCACTAAGTGACTCTTCTTCTGTTATACTCTCAAAAGCTGCTACGCTATCTATATATCTCTTTAATCTTGAATTAAGTACTTTCTCTTTAGAAACTAAAGATAAGTACGCATCATCATCTTGTCTTGTATCATCTAATGCTACCTTTACTGCTAGCCATAACTGTATCTTACTATACAAACTTTTCTCTTCATCCGAAAGAGAATCAGAATCCAATAACTTATTATGTAGCAATTCATACAATGGATAACCAATAATCTCTGGAAGCATTGTATCTTGAACTAATCTAATTGAAACATTAAGTTTCCTTTCGTCTACATTTCTGTGTGATGGTATATGTTCCTTGAAATATGCATCATTTATAAATAGTATCTTTGTCTCCATTATTTTTCTCCTTTCTTATCCTCAATGTCTTTGGTAAGATTACCGTCGGCAGTAGGCTTTGTTTTAAATTCAACATTAACTTCCTCTTCTATTACTTCAATATCAATTCCCTTTAATTCAGTCGCTTCAAATAACATTTCAAATGACTCAATTATCGTTCTTCTATCTGGTACTGTTTCAGTAGCCTTAAATATATTGTAAGCAGTTAGCATTTCAGTTCCAGTTCCTCCTAGATTTCCAGACGACATTACACCAAATAAACTAGGACTTGTAATATTATGAGCTGTTAATATCTTAGCATCATTCAGTCCCGCCATTACTTGTATTGTCTTATCTAGATTTTGAACGTCTAGTGATTTAATCTCTGGAGCTTCCTCTTTTCTAGCAACAAATGTAACTACTGTTTGGTCGCCAGTGGAAGAAGATAATCTTCCTTGTATATTCTCTGCAGATTTTCTTCTAGCTTCTTCTGACATATTTCTACCTATAAGGGTAACATGTGTTTTAGGAGCAAAACCATTCTTTGCAGAGTTCTCTAATTGTACACCGAATTCATAGTCAGTTTCAATGTAATGGAATGCAGCCATGTGGCTAGGTACTCCATAAGAATCAAGTACTGAATAAGGGTTCTTAACATAAAGTATTTGTCTCTTTGCTTTCTCGAAAGGATTAAACAAAGGTATTTTTTCAGCCTTTGGCACTTCGGCACCAGGCTTAAATGATTTCTTATAAATCATTTCAGTGTAACCTAATTCTGGATTAGTAGGTCTAGCTAATCTCATGTGCCTTGCTGGCACAACAGTAAACTTAATAGGTTGCTTAGGTACATTCTTTCCTTGTCTCTTCGTAGAGAAGTCAACAATAATACCAAATGCACCACTCTTCTCATATTCAAATGCAGCTTTAGTTAGTATGTGATACAAACTTACGTTTGCTCCACCAGCATGATTTAAAAGAGCTTGTAGTGCTTCATTCTTCCCACCTCTAAGTTCGCTATTAACTGATATTCCTTTACCAGTAATCATCTTAGCTTTCTTTGAAATGATACCAGAGTGCATGGTAGATTTATACATCATCTTATCAAGCATAATATCTACATCATCACTATTACCAAATTTAAGGTATTCCAAACCATCAACCGTTTTAAATTTAGGTTTAGAATCTACGTTCTCTACTGCCTTAGCAATAGGGTTAGTTGCTATTTGGTTAGCATTAGTAACTTCATTGTATGAAGCGAATAAACCACCAACAGCAGAACTTATCTTATTTAATATACTCATAGTCTAGTTGTGTATTTATCGGCTCTCTCTGAGCCGTAGAATTGAACTGTTATCTCAAAGATGTCTTCAATTCCATTAGTAAAAGTTAAAGTACTAACGCCATCGTTTATATTGATGTCTTCGCCTAATATCAATCTAGTTACTCGACAATCGAAGTCTTTGATAGACACTGGTATGGTATCTGTATAGTTACCACCAATAGGACTAACTCTAGCTTCAATAACATTCGGAAGTTCCTTACTAATAGTATTTAATACAGTGATAACATTAGTTACTTTTGAATCTAGTTTCCTCATGTTTAGTCTTTATTAAATTAAAAAAAAAGAACCTACCTCTCACATGGAAAGATAGGTCTTTATAATTGTATATATTACTTAGGTAAACATGCTTGCTTACCAACATAAGATTCATTAGTTGCCATGTCAGCTTGCCAGTCGTTATTACTAGCAGAACTATCAGTAACAAGAATTTTACCTATAACGTTCCCCCATGTCTCAGAAGCGTCATAAGCTAACTCAGACTCTTCTCCAATGAAAGTATATGTTACAGTGTTCTTATCCGTTCTACCAGTACCAGACTGCATAGAAACCTCACTCATAGTCATTCCAAATTTAGCACCTAGTACATGCTTTGTACCAGCAGCTGTTCCAATAAAGAACTTAAAAGTAGCAGATGGATTAGCCATAGCATTACCTAATGCCATCTTCTCAGCAGTTGCTTTAGGCAACTCAATAGTAAGTGTAGGTACTACTGTAATCAAGCCAGACGGGTCAACCGTCTTGGCGTCAGTGAAGTTTGTAACTCCATCTCTCTTATTAAATTCAATCTTATATACTTTACCTTTTCCAGAGTTAACTGGGTCTTCTCTAAAACCAATAGCAGTTGCTTTACCAAATGCTGCGTTAGGAGAGCCATCGCCCTTTAAAGGTTTATCTACAACGGCTACTGCCGCATCACAATAATTGGAAATATAAATCTCATTTATACCTCCAACTGGGATATCGTTACAATCTAACGAAACGCTATCCAATTTCAAATCTGTTATACAAGCCATCTTTTATTAAATTATAGCGGTTAATATTTTATTCCAAGCAGCATCCTCGATAGTTCTAGAAAGATTAATCTCCTCTCCAGTAAACGTGATGTTGTAGCTATTCTTTTCAGTTCTTCCAGAACCAGATTGACCGTTAGCAGCAGAACCATACATTCCGAAATCAAGTCCCGCCATGTGTTTAACTCCAGCAGCAGTATTAATCATCAGTACAAGCTCCGTGTTAGCGGTAAGCTTTTCAATAGCGTTACGCTTTGCTAGCGTCATTTTAGGAAACTCTAAGGTAACAGTAGGCGTAGCTGTAACTACTCCAGTATCATCAACTGTCTTTACGTCAGTAAAGTTAGAGTACCCATCTTTCATGTTAAACTCTAAGTTAACTACGTCTTTGATAGTCAAGTCAGAGATAGTGCCATCTGCTTCGATAACACTTGAAACGTCCGATAGTCTAGCTACGAACACTTCTTGCAATCCACCAACTGGAATATCCTCACAGTTAAGCTCCATGTCTTTATTAATTATATCTAATTCACAAGCCATATTATTTATTTTTTATTTATTATTATTAATTTACACACTAATAGCCATCGCTATCCTTGCAGGATTAAAATACGTTCCTACAAAAGAAAAGTTAGCTACTATGTAGTCTGTTGATTCTTCTTCTTTCGATACGATTGATATTGCTCCATTCTCATCTTCGTCAGTAACCAATGCTAAGTTATGGAAGTTTACCATCATCATACTTGAACCCTTGAACATAACACTAGACCTTACTCTAAAGCCATCAACAGTTACATAATCTCCTTGTATAGACTCGTTCTTATCATCGAAATAGTCATACAAGTAAGACATCACTTGAGTAGATACAAAAATAGTGTAACGTTCTCCACTTTCAATATCGTATTGCTCTTCAACCATGATAGGATTCACACCGCTAATGAAGTTTTTGATTCCATTATATGCGGAAGTTCCATCAGTTATAGCTGCGAGAGACACTTTAGTTACAGCTGTATCTGAATCTGCTTCTGATATTATATCCCCCATAGCAGTCATATATATATCTTTCTCTAAGTTTGTTGCGATTATGTCTGTTAAATTGTCTAAGTAAACCTCTTGACCTCCACTAGCTCCTTTTGATAATAAGTCATTCAAATATGTAGCTCTAAGCTCACATCTAGGTACTTTAAGTTTTAAAGGATATGTATCTAACTCAACGTCTTTTCCGATAATAGATAAATTATCATTGACAGTTGGCTCACTACATATTTCGTTAGACGGACTCAATAGATTGGTAAAAGAAGCTCCAGCCAGTGTAATCTTCCCTTTATATCCAGGGAGATAGACAAATCTACTAAGTAGTTCGCCTTTTCTTACGGAGTAATCTAACAGTGGAAGCTTTCTATTCTGCCACTTTAAATCTCCTATATTTACATTTGCCATATAGTTTTCTTTTTAAAAGTTAAAAGCAAGGGAGGCTTTAAACCTCCCCTTGCTAATGTATTATTGTTTTAGAGTAAACTCTAGTATTTCAGCAGATACTCTATAAGAGAATCCGATAGTGAATTGACCCCAAATGTAATCAGAACTCAATTCTGGTACCCACTTAGACTGAATAGCTCTAACGTCAGATAAATCATCAACTAATGTTAAGAAGTTAGCTGGGTTAGCGATAAGGATTTTATCCTCTGCTTGCTCTGGGTTAACCAATAATTCGATTCCCATGTACTGTAATGGAATCTTACCAGACTCAATGTCTTGTCTTGTTTGAAGAGACATTGTAGAAGCTAAAGCAATATGAGCTGCTTTATATACTTCCCATGGTAGGAAGAATGCCAAGTTAGATTTCATTGGCTTATCCTCATTCTCTACTACTGCATCTTTAACTCCGAAGTTAGCAAGATACATATTCTTTGGTAAAGCACTCCAAGCAGCCTCTAGTACCTCAAGTACTCCAGCTTTAGTCTTAGATGCTTGTAATGAACCAGCAGCACCATTAGCTTTATTTACTGCTGCGTCTCCAGCAATCTCAGCAAAGATTTCAGTAGTTGCTACTGAACCTACATGCTTACCAGCTAATTCAGCGAAGTGCATCAATACCCAATCCTTGAACTCATTGTCCATAGTCTCTTCGTTGTTTGCTCCTTTTTTCATTGCTAGTGCTCTATAAGACTGCTGTAATGCAGTTTTACAGTTCTTAAATGCCCATTTATAATTCTTTACAGTTACTTCTTTCTCTGTAATAGAAACAGTAGACTGTGGGTCAAATGTACAGAAGTCTGTTCCGAAAGCTAATGTAGCTCCAAAGATAGGAATGTTCTGTTTGTGTTTTACTTCGTCATAAACTGAGTAGCGTGAATGTACTCCACTTGATACAATCATTTCCGTGATAAAGTCTCCTGGTTGTCTTACTCCGTATTCCAGTGAGTCGATGTTTGCAAAATTTGCCATATTTATTTCTTTTTAAGTTATTATTATTGATTTGCTTTAAATTTAGAAGCCCAACTTCTTGAAACTTTTGAGCTAGCTCTCATTTGAGCAGCAAAGTTAAGTACTTCCTTAGGAGTTTTTTCTCCCTTTTCAAAAGCTAGTTTTTCTTCTTCAAACTGAGTCCTCAATAACTCTAGTTCAGCTCTTTCTTGTTCTAGTTCAGTTTCTTTAGAGAATACAGCTTCTAGCTTCTCTCCAAATTTCTCAACGATAGTCTTAATAGACGAAAACTTTTCATCGATAGTTTTCGTTACATCTTCAACTTCTTTAATTACTCCGTCCTCTACGATGTACTTCATTTCATTCTTAGTGAAGTCTCCAGAAAATTCTAAAGATGGTACGCCATCCTTATCAGAGAACAAAAGAGTGTTTTTTCCTAGCTCGTCTTTGAAGTAAAGATTTACTCCATTAACCTCGACATGGTTCTTAAACATTTCTTTAATCATGTTCTTTTCATTTTTAAAATTAATATTATTCTTAGCCTCCACTATGGATGCCTCAAGTTCAATAGAGAAACCATTCAAGCCGTTCTCTTTGACGGCTTGCCATAAATTCTCATTAATTATTTTAGCTTTCATGAACGCAGTTCCTATTGGTTCATCAATGCCAAAATCAAGTGACTTATCGTTTTCAGTTTCTTTAATCCAAATCTCCATTGGTTGAACATCTTCCTTGCCTAACCCGATTTTATGTTGTGCTGTAAAAAAGCCAGCCATACCATTTGCAATCATCTTCTGTGTCAATTCTACTATTGTGTCTTTAGAGAAGTTCACATAGAATTCATGACCGTTGACGTTTCTATAAATAGGTCTATCTGGTATCATGAATGCTCCAACTATCTCTCTCTTTTCGTCACTAGAAAATTTGAATGCTGGTAACAACATTTCATCTTTGTTAAATTTTAAGAAGTTACTCTCAATCGCTGGATTTGAAACTAACGATGTAGCCACAATTCCTTTCATGTCGTCATTAAGCTTAATGTCGTACACTTTTAATCCGTTTATTTCCATATTATCCTGTAAAAATTATTTGCACAAGTCTATCGTCAACATGAATAAATGTCTTATAGACTCCTACTGTTAGTCCTAATCTTAATGCATTCTTTACTATTTTTGCTCGTAAGATGCCGTCAGAGCATCTTATGTCAGCAGCAATACCTTTAGTATGATAACTACCATTAACACCTCCAATAGCTGTGTTATATTCTGGAGTCCTATAAGTACTGGTAAGTACAAGTGGACTTCCTACCGACTTTCTAAGTCTTTCAAGTTTGGCTAGAAACTTCTTGTCCATCTTATCATATACATTAACGTCTCCCATCACAAACTCTGATGCTTTAAAATATCTTCCCATATCTATTTACCTTTAAGTGACACAATGGTCGTTAATATTTTGCCAACAACTTTCTCGGTAGTTCTAGCAGCAAAGTAGAACACTATAACATCGGAGAGCAGTCCATAGACTACGCTCTCCAATCTAACATTGTCTGGACTATATAACATGACATAAGTTGCCATTGCTAATACCCAAATTGCTATGATAGGTCTGATTGCTTTTGTGAAAGAATTATCACTGTCGTTGTCGATTTTTAATCTTGTAGTTCCCTTACCCTCAGTTAAGGTAGATACTTCTCTAATGGCTTCTCCGCTTCCTTTAATCATATCTTTTATCCATCCCATTGTTACTTACCTTTTACATTATCGCTATTACTTATCTTGTATAATCTATCAATGAAGTGACCCTCTTCGTCAATAACGATAAGTCTTATCTTATCATCAGTAGATTTAATGAAAGCTCTAAACTCCTCCTTTGATACAAAATCATTCTCAACCTTTGGTTTAACGTAATAAGTTTTATTTGATAAAGCTCTTTCTTTTTCAATTAAATCTTTAGATAAATCTAATACTTGTTTTTCAGTAACTTTATGTTCAAGTGTAGTATTCATTACACCAAACATATATGCTAGAGATAGTAAAGATAATATTAAACTTAACATTCCACTATATTCAGAGAATGTTCTATATTCTTTATTTTCCATAATAATTATTTTTTCTTTTAAGGAAAAAATAATAAGGTTTTCGTCCTCACAGATTACTAACCTTATTACATTTCTTATTTATATCTCATGCTTTATATATATGCATGACCTATGCTAATCGCTATTCTACTATATCAACCAGTAACTTTATCTTAGCAATTCCTTGTCTGATTTTAATATTTCGCTTATCTAAGTTACATTTTACAATAACTGGGTCGATTGTATCTCTATCTTTCAAGAAGTTATACTTTGAAAACAATTCCCTATCTTCTGGTAGGTAATCTTTATGTTCTGGGCTCTTTTGTATTACAGCTATACTATCTGACATCATAAGAGCATTTATAGCATTAGGGTCAGACAACCTAACTAGACCTAGATTAATCTTATACTCT